AAAATTATTTAAAATTGAAGCTTTAATTGATATTGAAAAATATAATATTAAGAAAGGTGATTTAGGTGGCTATATTGAGAGTGAGAAAAATTTAGAAATATCTGGCGACGCTTGGGTATCTGGCGACGCTAGGGTATCTGGCGACGCTTGGGTATCTGGCGACGCTAGGGTATCTGGCGACGCTTGGGTATCTGGCGACACTAGGGTATATGGCGACGCTAGGGTATCTGGCGACGCTTGGGTATATGGTAACGCTAGGGTATCTGGTGACGCTGAGATATATGGCAACGCTGAGATATATGGCAACGCTGATATATATGGTAACGCTGAGATATATGGTAACGCTGAGATATATGGCAACGCTGAGATATATGGCGACGCTAGGGTATCTGGCGACGCTTGGGTATCTGGCGACGCTTGGGTATCTGGCGACGCTGAGATATATGGCAACGCTGAGATATATGGCAACGCTAGGGTATCTGGCGACGCTGAGATATATGGCAACGCTAGGGTATCTGGAGATAATGTAGAATATAGAAAAGATACTTACAATATAACATCTAATTCACAGTATAATATAACAATTACACCTAACTTTATTAAAGTAGGATGTAAGTTTTATAGTAAAGAAGAATGGTGGAATTTCACAGATAAAGAAATATTAGAAATGGACGGTAAAAAGGCGCTATTATTCTGGAGAAAATGGAAACCAATTTTAAAAGCTATTTGTGATAAAAATTAAGGAGATTTAAACCATGAAAAAACAAAATTTAAAAGAATACAGCTCTAACAATCCAAACCCGGATGATATTATGGTAGGCGATAGACTTCGTTTTTTAAGACAAACTCGCGCTTACTCTCAAGAAAAGCTAGGCGATGCTTTGGGCATTACGTTTCAGCAGGTGCAAAAGTATGAAAATGCTACTAATAGAATTAGTGCAAGTAAGCTTATTGAAATCTGCAGAATTTTCAACACTAACCCTTGCTACTTCTTTTCTGATTATGATAAAATTGAAGACTGCGATGCTGTTGAAAATGCAAATGCTAGTAAAATGTCACGCTACGCTAGGCTTGTGGGTAAATTAGACAAACTACCGCAAGAGGATATTATTTTTATTAATAGCGTAGTTAATAGAATGTCAAAAAATAAAGGGTAGTATTATGGATAATCATAAATTTAGAGTTTTTAATAAAGTAGTTAAAAAATATATTGATGATTTTTTAATCGGAGATGATGGAAGATTATATAGCAATTTGAATAACGGCAACTGCGTTCCATTAAAAAAAGAATTCTATAAAATAGAATTTTGCACAGGTCTTAAAGATAAAAACGGTAATTTGATTTATGAAGGGGATATTATTAAGCTTAAATCAAATTATGATAAGCGAGGAAATGAAAGAGTTAAGCATTATATTAATGAGGTTTATTTTTCAACAGCAAAATTTAGGAACTGCTTTTGTATAAAAAATGGTAAATTTACAACACAATTATACGGACTAGGTAGTAATATAGAAATAATTGGCAATATTCACGAAAACCCAGAACTATTGGAGAGTTAAAATATGAATAAAGAAGAAAATAAATCAGAAAAACTAGAATACGAATGCATTGATTGCTGTAAAAAAGATGATGAAATGGATACTTGCGATAATTGCGGACAACCTTGTTGCTGTGGCGATTATTATTCTGGGGATGCTTATCTATGCGTTGATTGTGGGAGTAATTGGTGGGAAGAAGACATAGGCGATGAGAAAGAAGAGGATGAATAAATTTATTTGCAAATGTTGCGGTAATGAAAAAACAGTCTTAAGACCTAGGGGTTTCTCTTGGGTCTTGGGGCTGGTAGGGTTGATTATATTCGTACCGCTTGTTTTAGTTGGCTTTGCCTGGAGTAAGACTTTAATTCCACATTGTAGTGTTTGCGGTTCTAAAAGATTAAAGAAAATAAAAATGGAGGAGCAGAATGTATAATTTATATTTAGATGATGAAAGAACGCCAAAGAATGAAACACCTTTTTTTATTGTTAGAAACTATGAGGATTTTAAGTATACAATAATGGAGAATGGTATTCCTAGCTATATATCATTCGACCATGATTTAGGAGATACTAAAACGGGCTACGATTGCGCTAACTGGCTACAATGTTATGTAATAATGAATGGCGTAAAAATTCCGTATAATTTTAACTATAATGTTCATTCTGCTAATCCGGTAGGGGTTAAAAGAATAGTTGACTGCATAGAAAGCTTATTAAGGATGGTAAAAAATGACTCTTAAAAAATTAATAAAAAACGATGAGTTTGTAGATTTCAGATTTAAAAATAAATTTAATGATGAACTTTTTTGCACAAATGGAGATGAAGTACATCCATCTGAAATATATAATTACAAGCTTGATTATTTTATTGGCTTATCTTCTATAATCGACTTGCTAGATGAAGAAGTGGAGATTGTAAATGAAAGAGTATAAACTTCAAAAAAAATGGCTTACTGAAAAATTAGACGGCACTAAGATTGATCTACCAGATGTTAAAGACGATGCTTTTGTTTACGTGCAGTTTATGGATGAAAAGCAATATAAATCAAAAAAGCAAAATGATACTTTCCATGCTTTGCTGGATACTTATTGGGCTAGTGGTTGCAGTAGCTTTATTAGCTATGAAGATTTAAGAATTCACTATAAAACTGTAGCCGGGCTTGTGACTAGAGAGCGTTTACCTTTGAGTGATGGTCTTATGTCTGTGCTTAAGTGGCTTTATAAGCAACTTAGAAATAAGGGTCAGGATGCTGTAAAGGATGAGCTGGGCTTGTTAATTAGTAAAGGTAAAGAAAAAGAGCGAAGTTGGTCTGGTGTATCTAACAAAAAAGCAACTTTAGCAATTCAAACTCTTATTGACGACATGCATGAAAGCCGAGTAAACACTGATAAATTTTTAGAAATTTTAGAAGGGATGGGGAATGTACTTTAAACAAAAAAGACTAGTTGATAAAAAATACCTTGAATCTGCACGTGACATGGCTTGTTTAATTTGCGGGTCACGTGGTGATGTTGTAATGCATCATCTTAGAATTGGTATTGGTGGTGGCGTTGGCTTAAAGCCCGGGGATGATTGTTGCGTACCTTTATGTTATTGTCATCATGCTGAAATAAACCAAGGAGAGGCTAGTTTTGTTAAAAAATGGCGTTATATATTTGGAAATGACCCGGTTTCTTTTGCTAAACTACTATATAAAAGATATAAAAGTGCAAAATAATTGCATTTTTTTAAATAAAGACTTTACTTTTAATAAATCAGATGTTATCTTATTATTAGGTTAACAAATAGAAAGGTTTATAAAATGTCAAAATTTTACAAAATAAAAAATATAAATAACGACCCGTTCGATACTATTGTGGGGTTTATAGAAGAGCATAATTGCCGTCTAGCAGAAATAATTGAAGAGTGTTTTTGCGAAGATGAGTCTAATACTCTGTTTATGTTTAATGAAGAAATAACCCCTGATGAATGCATCGAGCTTGGAGCAGAAAAGTTTGCAACTGGCGACGGATGGGATGCGCCTATTGAGTATCATTTACGTGGGGATAAGAAAGCAATTGCTGATGCTTATATTGCTAGAATTGCAAATGGTGCTTGCCTAAGTGGTAACTTTTATAGTTTCTTATTAGGTCAGGTTATAGAAAATTTACCGAGCTTGGAGGGTTAAATAATGGCTATTTTATTATCAATTTTCGCAACTTCTGCACTTGTTGTTATATGGATTGTATATATTTACAGAGAAGATTTAGAAGGTCTTGAGAGAAGTGTTTTTTTAGATTTGGCAGGGTTTAGTTGTTTTATAAGTCTAATCGGTATTGTATTTACCAGTATTTTAAACTTAATAACTTTAGCAATAGGAAAATAGAGCTATGTATTCAGAAGAAAATGTAGCATTAAGGGTAATGCTAGAAAATTATAAAAATGGTAACAAGTGGCTATCTGGTCGTGATGTCCGCGAGGGATTCGAAGTTAAAAGGGACGGCGTGGTTTATGTATTTTATCCGCAGTTATCTCGCAGGTTGTCTGATTTAAATATTAAACTGCCTAGTGGTCGCAAACTGGCGTTTGATAAATTTAACCGATACCAGGACACGCCGTATACTGCTTACAGAATTAGAACTATTCTAAGAGCAGTAGATCTTATTTACCTTGACGAATTAACAAAATAGGATTTAAAAAAATGAATAAAAAAATAAATGTATTAAGCTTATTTGATGGTATTAGCTGTGGTCGCGTGGCTTTAGAGCGCGCAGGGTTTAATGTTGGAGTATATTATGCAAGTGAAATTGATAAATATGCAACTCAAGTGTCAGAAAAAAATTACTCTGATATTATTAGAGTGGGCGATGTCACAAAGTGGAAGGATTGGGATATTAACTGGAAAGAAATTGACTTAGTTATGGCTGGTTCACCTTGTCAAGGGTTTAGCTTTGCAGGTAAACAGCTTGCTTTTAATGATCCAAGATCTGTATTATTTTTTGAGTTTGTAAACATATTGAACCATATAAAAAAATACAATCCAGATGTTAAATTTTTATTAGAAAATGTTAAAATGAAACAGCAGTATATGGATGTTATAACAGGACTACTTGAAGAAAATCCACTTCTTATTAATAGCTCTCTAGTATCTGCACAAAATAGACAAAGACTATATTGGGCTAATTGGGACTTCACAACTCCATCAGATCAGGGAATTCTATTAGAAAGCATATTTGAAGATGATGATTGTGTTATGGATAAATACTACCTAACAAGAAAAAATCTACAACATATGCAAAGAAAATTCGGATCAAAGGGGAAAGATATAACAGACTTACTTAAATGCAACACATTAACTGCATCAATGGGTACTGGTGGTGGAAATCATAGTGACATGGATCTTATCTTAAAAGACTTTTCAGTGAGAAGACTTACACCTTTAGAATGCGAAAGACTTCAAACAATACCAGACAACTATACTTCTGGAGTGTCAGACACACAAAGATATAAAGCCCTAGGTAATGGCTGGACTGTAGATGTTATTGCTCATATATTTAAAGGATTAAAAAAATAATCTATTTTTTACTTTACTTTTAATAAATTACTTGTTATAGTATTTATAGGTTAACAATAGAAAGGTATAAAAATATGACTAATCTACAAAAAGTAAATAAACAAGGTAAACTATTAGTTAAGGTTTCGTCTGTATTGGCTATTAGTTTAATTTTAAATATTGTACTATTTTGGCAGTTCTTAAATAAAACATCTGACTACGCTGATTGCATGTATAGTTTAACTCAAGAAGTAGCTAAAAACGACTTTAACAAAGGAGTGTAAGTATATGAATTTACAAGAAATACAACAAAAATTAATTGATTTAAATGTTAACGAATACACAGAGAAAAAGCAAAAGTTGACTTATCTGTCTTGGACTCATGCCTGGAGAGAGGTTCTGAAAATATACCCTGATGCCACTTATAATATTATTAAGGATGAGTTTGGTAAGTGTTATTTTGGAGATCCTGAAATTGGATACATGGTTCACACTACAGTTACTATTGAAAAAGTTACCCGCGAAATGTATTTGCCAGTTATGGATGGTGCAAATAAGTCAATGAAGTTAAAACCTTATACTTATAGCACTAAATACAGTGGAGATAAAACTGTGGATGCTATTTCTATGTTTGATATCAACAAGACGTTAATGAGATGCTTAACTAAAAACTTGGCGATGTTTGGTCTTGGATTGTATATTTATGCCGGAGAGGACTTACCTGAAGGCGAAGAAAAAGAAAACAAATCAGAACCGGCTAAAAAAGCACCGGCTAAAGAGTTAAAGCCTGCTACTACTAAAACTGTAGACTGGGTTAAAGAAAAAATCGAACAGGAGGCTTACAAAGATTTAAATCATCTTAAAAACTCAATGAAAAAACTAGCAGTATTTACAGATAAGCAACAAAAAGAAATAGAAACTGCTTTTGAAAAGCAGGTAATGAAATAAGGAGAACTAAAATGTCAGAAAAAAACCAAGAATGCACTCTAGTGCAGGATAAAATGCACAGGGACTTACAAAAAAACCTTAAAAACGTTGCAAATATCGCTATTGCGTTAGACTTATCGGATTTTGGGGTAAATATACCATTTAAAGATGAAGATTTAAACAAAGCTGGTATTTTTGGCGTTAAGCTAGAAGTAAAATCAAAAATAGTAGAAAACAAAGAGGAAATAAAAAATGATTAAATTCCAAAAACATTATGTGATTGATATTGAAACAATGAAAAACCCGGAAATGGTTCAGTTCTTACCTGAGCCGAAAGCAGACCCAAGGTTAAAAGACCCACTAAAAATTGAGGTTGACTTGCAAAAGAAAAAACAAGCGCAAATCGACAAGATGGCGCTTAACCCTCTATTTTCTACAATTGCCTGCATTGGTATTGTTGGAACTGATGGAACTAGAAAAGTTCTATTCGGCAATGAGCAAGAGATGATTAAAGAGCTACTATCTATTGTTAACGGTTCGCATGTTATTACTTTTAACGGCAAGGGTTTTGATTTTGACTTTATCTATAAGCGTGGCGCTATTACTGGTGCTGTTCCATTATGGAAGAAAAAACAATACACAGACCGCTACAAAGCTGTAATGCATACGGACTTAATGCTTGAGTGGGATGCTTTCAACTTTACAAGCCTTAACACTTTATCTCGTGTTATTCTTGGTAAAGAAAAAGTAGACTTCGACGTTGCTCTTATCCCGGAGCTAGTTAAAACTGAAGAAGGCAAAAAACAACTTAAAGAATATTGTTTGAAAGATTGCGAGTTAACTATGAAGCTTGCTGAAAGGCTAGGCTATATTCAGGAGGACTTAGATGTTTAAAAGATATTTAAAGGATTATAACTCTGAACTTGTAAAGTTTTCTAATTTAATGAAAGACCAAGGGTTAGACAATCAGGTTATCTGCCGATGGTTTAATGTTAACCCTTGCAAGTTCTCAATGTTAAAAAATAATAAGGCTAATATGACAAATAATTTTAAAATGATTTTGACTTTGTATATTAACAGAGTTGAGTCTATTGGGGTAGAAAAAGCAGTAAAAGAAATTAAAAAGCTAAACAAGGAGTTTAAATTTGAAAAAACTATTTAATTATATCTGTAAAAAGTTTAATAATTTTTTTGTTGCTTATGATGCGTACTATAGAGAATGCCAAGAGCAGAAAAAGAAAACGCAAAATAGAGTATAAAAAGAGGGAGGTTAGTACCTCCCTCTTTTTATACTAATACAATTGCTATCCCTATCATTATTGCCATTGCAACTATCATTTTAAAGAATATAGCAAAAGGACTTGCAGGTCTTCGGTAATAATAATCTCTTCGACTAAACATCTTTTTTACTTTCTTCATCTCTGAAGATTTCAGTTGTAGCTACAGCACCTGCAAATAACGCACTACCTGCTTGTACCACACTATCTGTTTGTTCTATTAATAAACCGATAGCAGTTGCTAGCTCAGGATTTACACCTGAAACACCTAAAATAACCAATAAAGCTTTTTTAGTGTTTGGCTGTTTTAAAACTCGCCAGAAGTTTTTTAGCTTTTCCATTTGATTGCCTTTCTTTTAGTTAACTATTATTAAATAGTATCACTTAATAAAACGCTTGTCAATAATTTCAAAGTGACCTATATCGTCAAAGTCTTGCTCTAATATATCTGTATCCATGTCGAAGTTGCCACCCCATCTACCTTGAACGCCAAGCTCTGCACATACTGATTTAAATAAACCGCCTAAGTAAATGTAATAATGTGATTCCCATGAAACCTGACCATTGATAAAAACCATTAAATCGCCAGCCTCTGCTGGTGCTATGTTATGCTTTGATAGCTTTGTTACCCCATCTATTTTACTTCTGCCATTTTTATATAATTCTTTTTGCTCTTCTATTGTTCTCTCTGTGCAAACTATACCGAAGTCTATATCGCTAATTTCTAACATTCTGTAGAATACAAGCTGAAGTACAGGATTTGCTTTTTTTAATCTCTCAAGGCTTTTTTTTGAAAATTTAAATTTATTCATAGGTTACTCCTTATTTCTTTTCTAGGTAATAAACTCTAACTTTTAAGTCGTTAATGTCATTATGATTAATTGTTGTTAACTTCTTTAGATCTGCTCTATCTTGTTTAGCATGAGTTATCTCGTCCTTATTGCTATTTACTAGTAGAAGTATCGCTGACTGGTTTTCTTCCAATTTATCCGTGGTATCTGATAGATTTTCTAGTTTCTCATTTATTCCAGCTGTATTTATTGCCAGTTGTTGCATTGTATTTTTTACCGGTTCGAAGTTTGTTGAAAGCCACCAGCTAATAAATCCAGCGAATCCAACCAGTAACATTCTAGCTCCTGCTATTGATATGCCTACTAAGTCAAAATCATGTTTTTTTGTACGTTCCATTTTTTGCCCTTTTAAATTAGTTTACGCCTCATTAAATAAACTGATGGTAGACAGTCCAAAAAATGATATTGCCATTTTCTACCCATAAGCCTAAAAACAGGCTTAAAAATTCGCACGCAGTTAAATCTAAAATATAAACTTTCAGCTGTTCTGGCTGGAGCTCCTTTTAAACTATAAAAAGCATGCTTTATGTCTTCTGTTACCTTTACTCCGGTATCTATTACTATATAATTTTTGTTTAATCTTCTTTTTTTAAGTTCGCATATCTTTAGGTATGAATATCCCCACCTAAACTTAGCCCACTTACCGTCGCAAATCATACTCATAGTACCGGTTTCCATTCCGAATAATGATATTATGTAATCTCTTGCAGTATGTGGTTTGTAAAAAACAAGCATTATATTTTCAGGATTATACTCATCTGACTTTATATCATATGTCTTATATCTCTGCAACGCCATAAACCAAACAAAAACTAATATAATTATATATTTATACTCAATACCTATAGTATGCATAGAATTGTCTAATAATGCAACAGTTGCACAATAAAACAGCATTATTATGTTACTGTTAACATTTCTTAAATCATAGTTAAAGCTTGATTTTAAAGCGATTAAAAAGGCTATAAAAAATTGCGATAGCAGTAGCTCTCTTGAAGTAAAAAAGCCACCTATCGCAATTAATTCTATTAAAAAAAATGTAAAATATAGCATTTACCACCCTGTAGTAATATCTACAGCCTTTAATTCTTCTTTTGTTGAGCAGGCATTAACTTCTGCCTTTAGTGTTATACGTCTTTGATCTACTGCGTTTCTAGCTTTTATAAAATCTTCGAAGAATTGCACGATGCTTGCCTTATCCTCAAAAACAACAGACTCTTTTTCAGAAGTATAAAATGTAAGCTCTGCATTGCCGATGTTAGTGGTAGAATTGCAATGTGCAAGTCTAGCTCCGATAATTGATAAAGTCTCATCGTCAAAGTCAAAAGTGTAGTTATTATGATTATACCCATTGATTATAACTTCTTGCCATTTGGCTTGTATTAGATTTTTATAATCTAAAGTTAAATAACACAATTCTTTAGCAGAATCTAATACCCATGAACCATCTACATATTTGTAGCAATTTTCATCAGGGCATTTTTCATTTGTTTCTACTTCAATAGAACCATTAATAGACACAAAACCCTCTTCATCTAATTTATATGAATATTCAAACTGCTCAACATAACCCCATTTATTATTTACAAAAAATGCTTTATGCTTTTCAGGAATAACTGGCGCTAAATCAGTAGAAAAAGCTGGTAAATTATACTTCCCAAAATCATCTTTTAATATATTACTTGAGTGAGTAAATTCATTTGTTTTTCTATTATAATTATAAATAGTTTTCATTTTTTTATTCTCCTAATATCTAATCATTAATTTTCTGTAAATGTTACGAGGTCTTGTTTCTGTTGAAGTTTGGGCTACATTTGAGGCATTAAAGTCAATCTGATCGTTAGAGTTAATTCCTGATGAGCTCCAAGAGCCGTTAGTTGTACCTGAAATATTTGAAGATGTATAAACGCCGCTAGCACCTCTAACCTTTGCTGTAATTTGAGAATTGTCATTATCCACAAAAGAAAACGAGCCTGTCATGTTTTCCAAAGCAAAGCTTTGAACAGATCCTACTGTGTCAGCTCCCGCTCTAGCTCCTGAATCAGGGTCAATACCAGCACCATTATCTTGTACACGAATGAATTGACCACGCATATCAGGCAATCTAAATGTTGTTGAGCCATTACCATCTGAAAATAACCCATATTCCCCTGCCTGCCAGTTAGCTTCAGTATTAACTAAACCATTTGAGTTAGCCCAATTCCATAAGTTTGCATATGTAACCCTTGATATCTCTTGACCTTCCTCAAATAACCAACCTGACGGTGCTGTTGATAACATTGTATAAACTTCTGACCCAATTGGCGAACTGCCTTGGCTTAATCCAGATAAATCTCCTAGAAAATCCCAGTTTGCATCACCCGAAGTGCCTGGTAGCGCATTGCCAATATTGTTATCAATTTTAGAGCCATATAGCTCGTAAGAACCCGGCTTTTTAACAATACTATACTGGTGGTATTCTGTTGCTAGAGAGATGTCAAATTCTGCGATACCCTCTTGGAATAAATAAGCCAACTGTGAAGTTTGCAAGTATTGTAATGCCTGCAGCTCTTCAAGAGTTAAAAGCTTTTGACCTGAAATTGTTGCATCGTTCCATCCGTTTACGAATGCTGTTAACGCTTGGATTGTGTCCAGGTCGTTAGTTAATAGTTTAGTGCCTAATTGAGCAGAACCAAACTGCCCGTTATTAGCCGCATTGGATGCAAACACTTTCTGATGTTTTCTTGGTAATTTTGCCATTTTTTATACCTCAATTAATTTATTATAGTTTAACATCTCGCCCTCTTTTGTATCAAAATCAGCGTATGTTGTAAAACCTGTTATTTGGTTGTTTGTGTTTTCATATGTTGCCATACCAAAGAACGGCTCGTTTTTTTCGATAATGTAATCTAAACCTACACCTATTGGCTTTGGAAGTACATCCTTTTGGACTGCTACCAGCACTAATGTTGATGCATCCGTTGGTACAAAATAAACCATCTCCATATTGCCATCGCTATCGGCTGTCACTGTATCTCCAAAGAACTTAAACAGACCATCGTCGATTTCTTTATGGCTATGATTAATATTATTCTGCAATATCTTAAGTTTAAGCAATTGTCTATAGTCTTCATCGCCTAGAACCTGCGTTACACTTAAAATTCCATTATATGTTAACACATTTCCATCTTTTGTGTCAAAGTCTGAATAATCAGCAACTCCAACTTTATTATCGTATGGAGTAGTTTCTGAGTAATCAATCAATGCTAAAGCTTTATCTGAATATGTTTGACCGGTGTAATTTCTATCAACTCCGATGTATTTTCCTAAAATATCAAGTTGTGCACCTACAGCTGTGTCTAAATCAAAAGCATCGCGAATATCAAATAAAATATTATTTGCTAGAGCCTCTTCAACTAATATCTCTATTGTTGCCTTTGCTTTTGGGCGACTGTGGTATTGCACAATTAATAAATTTGTGTAGTAGTCTATTAGTTGTTGTTTTAGCTCATCCATTACTTATACCTCTGTAATTGTGATATTTGTTGTTGTAATCGTCCATTTTGTGTCCAAGGTAGGCGTTTCTAAAAAGTCAACCCATATTGATCCATCGTCTGAAATCTCTACGTTAATTGGAACGCCTCCACCACCGTTTGCATTAATAGCATCTAGTGCTACTGCTGTAATTGCAGAGGTTTCTGCAAACTCTCCGATGCTGTATTCTAGATTATCTACAATATATTGCTTAATTGCCGGCTGGTCGAATATTTGTCCAGTTACTGTTGGTTTAATATCAAACCTAATAAATAAGTCCTGCCCAGTTGGTCTATCAAACTTTGCATTAAATGTTCCACCCGATGCTGTTGTAATTGGCACTACAACGCCGCCTTTCATATTTGCTCCATATGACTTCTTCTCGTATATCACGTTTGCGATATCACTATTTGCCCCACCGTTTGCTATTAGCCACATACCGTGAGCAGGAATTCCATCTGAATCGACTACGTTTGTTACGTTCTCGAATAGCCTTGCCTCTGTTACACCGTCTAAATCTAAAACTGAACCAAGTAAGCCGTTTAAATATCCATTTGACGCATTTGCTACCGATTGACTTCTTCTAATTCTAAGCTCTGTGTCTGTTTCTTCATTTTCCCCTGTGCTAATTGATCCACTAGGGTTATTGATACCTGTTACACCTAAAACAACAGTTACTGCATTAGTAATTGTATCTGTTAGAACTTCAACCTCTCCGATTTCTTTTGCTCTAAAGTTTAAGCTTGTTGTTCCCGGAGTTAAAACAGTTGTATCAACTAAAATAAATTGAGTACCAGCATCGTCTTGTACTGTGTATCCTGTGCCGTCAACGTTGTTAAAATCTACATCTAAACCGTCAAGCGTAACTGTTCTATCAACTGTAATTTCTACCGGTGCAATAGTAAAAGTACCAGCTTTTCTTTCGATGTTATTAATTACCACTCTTTGGTCTAGTACTGCCCCTGTAGCTGTATCAGGGTTGAATGATTGATAAACATCATTAGCCAAACTTCTAAGGTCTGCTAGTGTTTGTGCAAGCAGGTTAATTATCTGACCGTCTTGAGTATCTGAATCTACATTGATATCTTGACCGTATATGTTTTTAAATCCAGTTTCTAAATCCTCGATGATTTCATTAAGCGTTTTTAGCTCTAGACCGTCTTCGTTTATAATATCTGCCATTATACTGCTCTCTCTAGGTTATCTGTGAATGTTTGACTATAAATTGTTTGTACTTCATATTCAACGGTTAATACTCTATTGCTGGATAGTTCTGCACTTAATTCAAGTATAGCACGGACGTCTTGTGTTTGCAATATTATCTGTCTAATTTCTTGCTTTAGTAATTCTTCTTGTCCTCTAATTCCTAGCCTGTTAAGCCAGTCAACACCAGCCTCTAAGTCAAAAAAGCAGTCGTTTTTCCATGATAAAAGTCTTGTTTTTATGCTCTGTTTTATAGCATCTGTTTCTTGAAGGTAGTTATTTCCACCCTTTCCAAACGTAAAATCATAATTGCTATCTAATGCTCTAATTCTCATAGTCTGCTCCTTGTCTTTTTAAAATATGTTTAGCAATAAGCTTGCCAATTCTTTTATTTGTAAAATCTGTAATTTTTCTCATAGCTTAATCCTTTATATAATTGAAACAATAATGCCATCTTGGACTGTTACGCTTTTACCGTCTTGGCTTGTGAATGTTCCGGTTGCGCCATTACCAGCTTTTAGAACTTTGCCCGCTTGTTGTGTAACGTCTGCATCTACTATTAACGGGTTGCTATCTTTTTGTGTTACTGCTCCACCGATTGACAACTCTCCGGTAACTGTTAATAATGGAGTTGTTGCTAGCATGTTTAGCGTATCATTAATTTTAATGTTATTAACTTCGCTAAAAAATACATTTAAACTTTCATTGTCAAAGTTTTGTATCGATTGCTGGGTGTTTCTTATACCAACTAAAGCAAACGCATCACTAAGGTCGTGCGTTCTTCTGGTGTTTGGTATTGCAACGTTACCATCTATAAACCAGTTGTCTATATCTCTATCATTAAATAAAACTATACAGCTATCTCCTTTTTTAATCGGTGCTGAAATATAAGAATCTCCACCTAAAATAAAAGCAGGGCATGAAAGCAAAAGACTTTGTTCCTCGATGATATTTCTTCCGTCCAGGGTAATATCTTTTATTTTCTTAATAGCTAATCTAACTACCGCTGTTTGATCTGCTGTGTTAAAGCTTTCAACGTAGCCAATTTGAACGCAGTTTATTGTCTTGAAAATATCTTGCTTTAAGTTCTCAAGTGTATCTGCCATATCTGGCTTTTGTATTTGCTTTAGCTTTTGTTTTGGACTAAACATTGTTAAATCCTCCGAATAATTGACTACCTACTAATAAATCAAACTGTGACTGACACCTTGCCTCGACTGCCTCTGAAATTGTACCGCTGTGAGTAATTCCCATAACTTTGTACTGTCCGTCGAATTGTGGCGCAATGCTTGATTCAATTTCTATTATCTGACTTAATATTATATCAGGTTTTAGAATTGTTTCAATGCTTAAATATGCATCTCTACGCATTGGTGTTTTTAATAAACCGCTTGAGCTTGTGATTAATGGAACTAGTCCGGCTATTGCCTCGTTGTCATCTAGGATATTTATTTGTTCTAAATCGATATAAACTCTATCTTGAGTATACTTTTTGATTAAATCGTAGCTGTTACCGCTTAAAACTATAGGTCTTCTGAACTCTCCGTCAAGACTACCAATCTTACCAGTCTTAACATTAGGGAATCCGTCTATAATTTCCTGCACAACTTCTTTAAAAGTACCGCCTGTTAATGTTTTATTGACTTGTGCGTTTACAATATCGAATCCACCATCTCTTGCTGTAATTTTAGTAACAGGAACATCGCCTTGTCTTTCCGAATAAGCAGTGAAAATATTGCCGATAAAAACATCGGTAAAGTTAACGCCATCGTTAGCTATTGAAAAAATAATACGCTTATAATTTTTTGGATTAAATCTATCTTGAAATATCTTGTCCCTAGTTGCTCTTTTCAATCCATATATGTCCAGGGTCATGCTATTAAGTGAAGACATAACCCCGCGACTAATTGTAAAAACGGCAGTTAGCGGAGATGTTAAAGTTAACACCTCGTTTTCTAATTCTATAAAGCATCTGAATTTTCTAGTTAGAGCCATAAACAGTTTCCTCTACTTCTTGCACTTCTTCTTCGTTTAATAGGCTGATTGTAGCCCTGCCTGATTCAAAATCTGTAATAAAGAAAGGGTCTAGTCCGTCATTTGTTGAGCACATTATACCGAATGGCAAAGTGTTTTTGAATTGTCTTAAAACATTAGGGCTATTAGTTAGCCTAATTCCGTTTATAACTTGCTCTAGGTACTCAATGCTAAAGTTCCAAGATTGTGACCTCGGTAAGTATTCAAGAGTTAAGGTTATTTGCTCTCTATTTTCGCCCTCTATTTGTAGCTTTTGTCTTGCCTGTGATGTTAGTGTTGTTAATGTAATCATTAGAATAACCCCTCAAATAAATCTAAAGCTAGAGATTGAATCTTGCCCTGCGTTCTACCTACTACGTTTTCAACTTCTTTTTGTGCTTTTGTAATAGCAGATGCAACTTTATCGCTTACATCTGTAAACTCAACATCTGCAAAACTTACTTGCTTTAGTGTTAGTGAAAATTCCGATATATCTTCGCTATCTTCTTTCTGCAATGCTATTACTGATTCAACTACCATATTTTGCAGGTACTCGTATGGAGTTTGAACAGCGATTAAAATCTTTTGTTTTTGCACTGATTTAAAGTATAAATAAGCCTGCTGTTGTCTGGTAGCCTGAGGATTTAGGTTTTTTGTTAAAGCCCATAAATCCGCAAGGTCTTCGCTGTTTTCCTCAAAGCTTATGCTATCTTGCTCTGAAATACTCTTTAATGAATTAAAAGCTGAACCAATCGGCGTAATAAACGCACTAACTGCTGTTAGTTTTGTTGCAACTTTGTTTACTTCGCTTTCTACATCCGTTTCGTCTTGGTATACTAGCTCGCCTACATAGTTTTTAAGATTAATTCTCAAAGGTCTAACTGCCATTGCATCATTAATAACTGTGTTATCTTCGATGTAGTGGTCTGTGATTTCAGCTTGTAGCTCTATTTGCTCGTCGCCCTTAACGTCAAACACAAAGCCACCAAATCCAAATTGGGCTAGTGGGCTTACAATGTATTTGCTGTAACTATCTTTTAAGTTTACTATGTCTGCTTTTGTAGCCATTATATCACGCTCCCGTTGTTAAACTCATCGAATGAGAAGTCGAACTGCCTTTGTTGCTGTTCTGTTACGTTTCTTGCAACATCTCTACCATCTGCATTAGAATTGATGTTATATGTGTTATTAAATGTGGCATTTTGGTTATTTGTACCACCGCTTAACCCCAGAGAACCTACAACGCCAGAGCCGAACTCCTTAACTGCATCTATTTTATCCCCGAAGAATTTTCTAACATCTCTAAATTTTCCAATAACCTTATCTATTTGTTTTCCTAATCCATTAAATAAATTAGTTATGTCTTCAATCCATAATCCGATAACGCTCCCGTTACCTTGCAAGTAGTTTGATAAATCATCAAGTGCAAGTAAAACTCCGGCTACTGCTGTTGTAAATGGTGCAAATACTGTAGCCAATGCAACACCTACTGCTATTGCTATTGTTTTTAAAATCTCGAATCTGTCAGATAATATTTTAAGACCTTTGCCTATCATTTCAAAAAGCCAGCTAATATCTTTAAAAGCCTCAACTAGTTTGTTTATAAACGGCAATAGTGCAACTACAGCTCTATCTTTAAACAATCCCATCTCTATACGTATTCTTTGCACTCTCTGACCGAACTCCAGCAATGCCCTACGCTCTTGTGGGTCTAGGAATGTTAAGCCATCGCTAAGTTGTGAAAACTCTTCGTTTGTCATTCTTAAAATGTTGATAAATCCAGCATCTAGACCTGTTTGTTGGATTAAGTTTGTGGCTGTTGCCTCGTCTAGCCCAACGATCGCACTTCGCAAGTCTTCTATTACTTGGAATGCATCCTTACCTGCTACGCTAATGCCTAGTAGTTGGAAACCTGCAACGTTACCACCACCAAGAGCTATCTGCGTTAGGTTGGCTTGTAAGTTAGCAACGCTAGATGATACTTGCTCTGCTGTTAGTGCTAAGTTTGCTAGTTGACCTGCTGCTTGAAGTTGCTGCATCTTTTCAATCATTAAACCTGTTTGGTTATTCATGTTCTGTAAGGCGACAACCCCGTCAACAGTTCCTTTTGTGAATTGATCTAAGGCTACGGCTGTTGCTGTAATTAATGCGCTTGCTTTACCAAGAGCCACACCAACATCATTAACGCCTTGTTTAAAGTCGCCTAGCTTATCTGTGTCTGCCTTTACTAGAATTTCTACAAAAAATTCAGCAATTTTCATTTTTACTCTTCCTTATTTAAAAATTGTATAGCCTCTGTGTAATCATTATCGAACTTCTCGTATTCTATAACTTTTAAAACCACATCTACCGGGGCTTGCATTACTCTTTCCGGGTCGCCGGTAAAATAGCCAAGTTTGGCAAGTTTAATAGCTATAAAATAGCTTTCGTCGTTTATTTCTGTTTTTGGCTTTCTGATGTTACCATCGCTGTGATGTTTGGTAACGCTGAAAGCACGTTCCTGAAAAAAGGTTCTAGGTTATCCTTTATGCAGAAAAACATAATTTCGTAGTAATCAACCCTAACCTCTTCTTTTTCGAATAATCTCTCTGTTACTTTTTCGTCGTTATAAGTACAGCGCTCTAAGCATTTAAAAGTAGCTTTGTAAACGTCTTCTGAACTATCAACTGAAAGTATCGCATTTACTATTCCTGAGAAGATGCTTTGCGAGTTGCCTTTTTTTAAGCTTTCAATATCAAGATTGCCTAATTGTGATAAATCTTCGCTTTTAATTGTTTTTTGAATTGCATTTTTTAAATTCATTACATCCCTAAAAGGGGCGATGTTGACAGTTAAATCAGCACCGCTTTTTGTTTTATAATCCATAACTTCTGTTGCCTTTCTTTAAATATTAACCAATTGAACGTCCTGCGCGTGTGAACATTAGCTGGTATGATGTTACCGCTTGCTCTGTGTCGCCCTCTACGTTTTCTTTTGAGTCCGGAATTCTTCTAATAACTCCGCCTTGCATTTGATACTTCTCTAGTTTTACATCGCCTAGACCGTTACCCAGTCTTTTTACAAATGAGCCGTTAGCAAGTGCAAAAGATGGAAAGTCGCGCTCTTGTGCATCTAGTTGCGATTGTAGAAATTCATCATCTGATGAGCCTTTTACTAATCTTAACACAACATCGGCATTGTTACCTTGTGCGTTTCTAGAATATAGAGCGTTTCCGTTTTTACCAGTCTTCATTGTTACTAGGTCATTTGGGAATGTGATTGTTGATGTGTCGCCATCTGCAATATCTGCGAATACTCTATCAAATAATGTTAGTGTATCATCGCCTGTAATTGTGAATGTTGCCATTGTATTATTCCCTTTCCTTAAGCCTCAACTGTTACGTTGATTGTTACTTCATGGATAGCACCTGCTAACTTAACTGCATGTTGCACAACCGGCGCGATTCTTTGTTCTCGCTGTGATTGTTCTTGCTGTGCAATTGGTAGTGAGTATGTGTAATATCCTTTATTAGTGATATTGTTTTTAAATACTTCAGGGTCGCCGAATGTATCAGCTGAGTTCCATGCTAAACCTACACCTACGAATCCATTTGTTACAAATCTTTCTGCAATTTGGTCTACTGCATCTTTTAGACCATTCATGCCTGACTCTGTTTGTGGAATCTTAGTGTTTGTTTGTCTTAAGTAGTTAAAGCCTTTTGCCTCTAGTGCGAACTTATAAGCTAACTTAAAGTATACGTTATCGAAATAATCATTACCGCCTGTTGATACAACGCTTGGCACACCCTCGTATGAAACATAAACATCAGAGCCATTTTCTTTTGCCCTTGTTAAGTCTGTTTGTGTTAGGTTTGTATCTGGAACGATTCCTGATAATTCCTTAAGGTTCATAGTAATCGCTGTGTTAGAGCCTGTTGTATTCATGCTGAAACCACGACCGATGTAAGCTGATTTATAAAGATTTGCATCTGCTTGACCTGTTAGTGTGTAAGTTACTAGTCTTGTTTGGTCTTGGCTTGCATCTGAAGTTGCTTTAACAATTCCAGTATCCTCTAAATCTTGAGGCGCTGAGCAATGATGTACAAACATCTTATCTCTAGATTGGATTGCTGTTGCTGTTGTTGTAATAACTGCATCTTCGATATCTTGGTTAGTTGTAACAACTCCAAAAAATACTTGGCTTTCCATTCTAACAATTGCATCTATTAATGTTTCTGCTCCTGCTGAATCTGTTCCTGCTGTTGTTGTGCCTGCTACTACGTTTAAATAAGAAGATCCTGCTAAATCTGTGCCTGTTCCACCCGGTAAAGCCTCAACTGATAAAACAGTTGTGCTACCTACTTTTTTGTTAGCAAATGCAATAATTCCACCTGATTCTGTAATCTGTGCGTTTTGAATCTTGCGTTGTAAGATTGTTGCAACATCTGCTAGCGTGCTTGCTGATGCAAAGTTTAATCCTGTTAAATCATAGTTTGTGCCATTGATGCCGATTCTAATATCGCCGTCTGTTACTAACTTGAAGTTATCAAGGTTAGCTGAAATGTCTGCTGTGTCGAAGTTCTCACCTGTAGCTGATGTGCCTTCGAATGGCATAATAATAAGTTTACCATTGCCACTTCTTAGGTTCGGTGCTTGCGCAAACATTGCATTAGCCATTTGTGTTACCGTTGCGCTTGTTCCCCAGTCTTGTGCTACTTGTTGTGCAGAGATGTACTCTCTGTACTCATCAACAAATGGCGCAGTTTCTGTTGTAAACAAACCAATAGTATTTAAGTTACGTTCTGTAAATCCTGATGGTAAGCCAGCAAGGTTTACATTGATAACATTTGAGATTGGTAGTTCTGCCATGTCTTTTTCCTTTTATTTTAGAATATCCGGCTCGACCGCTAAGTTTGGAATTTCGATTAAGCCATTATCTAGGTCTATTGTTTTCTCTGTATCCGCTCTGAATGGGAATGTTTCGAAGTATTCATCTGTTGATACTTCTACTATATTACGATACCATACTATGCACGGTATTACAATACTAAAACGATTTAATTGTTCAGCACCGTCTGTTTCAGAAGTGTTTACAAAGCTTGTACTTATTCTACCAAGTTTAAAGCTGTTTTCTTCTTGTACTTGTTTTGCGTATGTTGAAGTCAACGCGCTTAATACTAACCACCTTTGCCTAAATGCTAGATCGTTTCTTGATAGAATTTCTACTTGTATGTTTTCTCGAACTTGTAGCTCTTGTATTTGCTGGGGTACTGCAGGCTCATCAGAAAAGTCTACCCTGCTATTATTTGACATCGGAACTGCATCTGAAAGACCTACGATTGCGAATAGCTCTTCCGAATCATTAGGAATAACTTTATTTTGTGAGCTAATCCATATGTTGTTATCGCTTAGCCCTAGTTCCTTTTGTATAATATCTCTGATTATGCTTTCTGTTGGTCTATCCATTGCTATCCACCTCATATACGTGATACTCAATATAATTATTAAGCTTATAATCTTTAATTCCCATAACCTTGTATTTTTTGCCGTCATACATGATTTGGTCGTTGTTTTGTAAATTGTTAAAGCTTGTTATTGCGTGAATTTGTAACCATTGATAAGCTCTTTGCCCCGCTGGCTTTTGCTCTATTTGTTCGGCACTCAATGGCTGAACAGTACCATCAAAGCTGATAGTTTCTTCTGTGTTTTGTACAAATCCGTCAGTATCTACTGTTTGTGTGATTTTAATTAATGATATAGCGATTGTCCAGCCCTTAAAAGCTAGACTCATTTGTGGCATTCCGGATAAATTGTTTATTGTAATTGGCATTTTATCTTTCCTTTACTTCGCTTGATACTGATTTCCTTAATTCGCCCGTGTCAATAAGAGGGCTATCAGAGCCTTTCTTTTTAATTGTATATGGAGAGTTTGCTTTCCATTGACCAAATCCTCGGCTCTCGAATGCCTCTTGAATTTTCCCCTCCGCTGATATACCCATCATTGTAAAGAAGTATTTAAAATCGCCATCTAATAGTCTTTTTTCTACTTTGTCTTTAATCTTTAGCAGTTCTTTTGCAATTGCTTTTGATTTAAATTCTATTGGGAATCTTAAAAACGACCTTGCTGGTACTTTTTGCGTTCCTGATGTTGCGCTAAGTTGTCCGAATTCATTTTTTAATGCAATCTCTGCCATTGTAAGCTTGCCGTCGGGATGCATTCCTGCACTTCCTAAAACTCCGACTTTTGTTGCGTATTTTTTCTCCAGGGATTTTTCTATACCGTCAAGTGATTTAGTATCAATTTTAAATTTGATTTTAGCTTGACTAGGCATGTGTTGCTCCTTGTACTGTCATAATCATTCCTCTACTTCTTCCGTATATAAGCATTGTATACTTTTGACCGTATCCGTTGCTTGATAAAATAGAGAGTTGAGGGTCATTTTTGTAAGCATCTGGTATGTCGTAGCTCTCTGATACGCTACCTACTGACCTACTTGCCACATTAAATGAACTTGAGCTATTTAAACCTTGCGTTGCTCTCTTAATATCCTCTACTAAGAAAAACGCCGTCAAGTATAAATAAGCTAGTTGAATTTCTGCATCATCGTAAAATAATGTCTGATTAAATAGCATCTGCGCCTCTGCAAATGCTCTTTCTATGTCTGAATCTAAAACATAGTTGTTTATATCGTCTTGTGCTACATCCCAGTCGTTAGTGTCTGTTGGTAATGATGTAACGCCGTTGTTTTTGCAATCATAAAATAAAGCTGTTGGCTCATAATAAACCCTCTGCCCCTGATTGTATGTTGTTGTAATAGACCAAACAGGAAGATATGGGAAGTCCCTAGGGAACTGTTCCTTGAAATCTTGAACTGTAATTGTGTTTAAATCCATTTTTCTATCTTCCTATTTAGTAATTTATTTATATTTTATTCTGCTTTTGTATCTTCTACTTTTTCAGCTTTTGCTTTTTTAGTCTTTGCAACCTTTTTAACTTCTACGATTTGAAGTTCTCTAGGATACATTTCAACTAATTTTTTAGCCTCATCTTGTAGATCTACTTCTACTTCTAAAAGCTCGCCACCTTTGATTTCGAAGTCTTCAAAAACAAATCTACGTTTACCGATATTTTTAACTTGCATGTGTTAACCCTTTCGATTGCTAGTTATTAAACTGAATGGTCGAAGTAAATAACTTCAGCCGGACGATATGCTTTAAGACCTGTAAATTCGCCGTAAGCTACAGAGTTGTATTGGAAACCGTTGATAGTATCTGTTGTAGTAGTTGTGTAGTCTACTGGGATATCCATTCTTAGTGTTTCTTCGTCGTATCTGTAAAGTGTGTAACGGTTTACGCCTAATGCGTTTCTAGCCTTGTTAGCGTATGCTAATGGTAGAATCTTAAAGTTGGCGTTCATTGTTACAGCCTTGAATGCCTCTTCCATTCTCTCTAGACGTGATTTAAGCGGGAATGACTCGTCAGTTGAGTTAGCTAAGCCTAAATAGTCATCTGTTGGGATAACGAACATGTTAGGTAGAGCTGTGTTGTTTGAGTTATTAAAGTAAGCAGGCATAATTCCACCAATAAATGCTTGGAATTCTGTCGCGTTCATGTCTTTAATGAACTTAGTAATAACTGCTGTGTTAACTGTTACGTCTGTTTGAGTTAGTAAACCGTTAACGTCAGCGTTGCCCTCAATACCTAGGAATGCAATTTTTTGGATACCTAGTTGCCAGTTTCTGAAACGTGCTGATTCTTTAGCTTCGATTAGCGACCAGTTGCCAGCTCTTGATGCTTTGTTAAGTTCGATTAGGTTGTAAACTACTTTTTTACCCCAGTCTTTAACTTTAACTTTTACACCGTCGATTTCAGTTTCCATTGTTTCCATCTTACCAGTACCAGAACCTGAATCAATTAGACCAGTCTCGAAGTCTGTACCAACATCGAATTGTCTGTATGTTAATATTTCATCTGACCATGCGTTCTCGCCTACTGCTACCGGAACGAATGAAGAAGGAGTTAATCCTTCGCCTAAAGTATAGAATTTTTGCTCAGTTACTTTAGTTTTGATGCCTGTTAATGTAGTGATGTCGATGTTTACGCCATTTTGTTTGTAAAATGATGAGTTTTTCAACTCCTGCATTAGTCTTTGGTCTGCTTTTTTAACAGCCGCATTCTTTTTAATTTTCATAATTACTGCCCTTTCCTAAATTAAGCTAGTGATGGTATTTTAATTAACACACGGATTAAGTCGCCATCAGCTGATGCAGGCTCTTGTGCAATACCAACTGATGTGCCAGTTGATTTAGTTACGATTTTACCTGTTGTTGGATTGTACTCAACTGTTGCGCCACGTGCAATAGAAGCACTCGCTACCATGTCCATTTCTACATTGTCGCAAGCTACTTTAGCCTCGTCGCCACCTGTTCTAGTGTCTTTGATGATATCGTAAACTCTAAAGCCGTAGATAGCATCTGTTGAATTTTCTGCTGGCTTTACAATTGTTTGCTTACCCGCTGTTGTTGATAATACCATAGCATCGCCTGATAGAACGTTTGCAGTTACTGAATCATCAATTTTTACGTTGTAAATGTTTTCTGCGTTTTGTGTTGCTACTCTACCACGTACTGATGTTTGGTTAAATTGGTTTGGATTTGCCATTTTGTTTTACCTCTTATTAGTATCTTGATTGACCACGAGCCACTTTGTCAGATAGTGTTTCGTAGCTTGAATTTTCAAGGCTAAACCCTTTGCCGTTAGCAATTGAGTTTTTCATGCTGTTGAAATAATCTTTTTTCTCTTCGTCTTCCGAGTTCTCCTTTTCGTCTTCCTCTTCGTCCTCAGCATTTTCCTTGTCTTCTTCGTCTTCGTCTTCCGAGTTCTCTTTGCTCTCTTCTTCCTCGTCTTCAGAATTTTCTTTATCGCCGTCTTCGTATTCGTCGCCTATTTCGTTTTCTTTGTCTTCCTCTTCTTCTAAGTTCTCTTTTTCGCCCTCATCTTCAGAGTTATCCTTGCACATTGCACTTTCGTATTTCTCTACAAGGTTCTTTACAGACATGCTTTCGCCTGCAACTTCCACGAAGTCTTCCATGTTTGCTTTTTGGTTTTTCTCTTCCTCTTCTTCCATGGCGTTAGTTACAACTTCAACCATAGACTTCAAAGGTACAGTTTTACCGTTAGCAAGTTCTACAACTGTAGTTTCATCAACTACTTTAGTAGGTTCTTTTTTCATATTGAAAAGTTTAAACATCTTACTTCCCTTTCGTTCTTGTTTACTTTACATTTTCCAAGCTATCGCGAAGTTGCGAGTTATATTGCTTGTATTCTTCCTGGGTCATGATAACCGCATCCTCATAGCGAGGGTCTGGCACAATCGCCAAGTGGTTAAATTCCCCATTTAGAATTTCTCTGTTGTATGGTACGTTGATGTATGTTCCATCTTCGTTTCTTACATCTACTTCCTCAAAACCATACGCGTTTGAAACTAACCAGCCTTTTTGGATTGCCTCGTGTGCTTTATCTGATACTGCTACAAATTCACACCACCACCAGCCGTCATTTTCGTTATAAAAACATTTTGAAACGTAGCCGTCTGCTTGCTGTTGTAAGTTTTCCATGTCTACGTCTTGATGGATAACAAAAACAGGAACACCACGCATTGATTCACACATCTTTCTGATTGTATCGTTTCTTACAAGGATTACATCGTCGCCATCTTCCCCTTCGTATCTTGCAACGCCCTCACGCATATGTCTAGCCATAAATACTTCTGGCATTTGCTTTGCGTTTACTTTTACTGTGAATTCTTTTGAGTTTTCTTTTTTATCGTCTTCTTGAGATTCTTTCTTGTCTTCTGATTTATTAGAAATAATAACCATTGCATTTAGTTTCTTTGCAATATCTGTCATTGTTGTTTTAGATAAGTTTAACCCGTTCATTTGGTTTTCCTTTTTTCTATCGATTTCTTTAGATTTCTTTTTAGCCCATTCAATTCCTGATGTACCTCCCCAACCAAGCCACGCAACGTATCCACGGTCTTTCCATGGCTTATCCGTGAATTTAGGGTCTACTTTTGCATTCTTCTCATGCCTTGCAAAGCTTGCCATTCTTTTAACAACATCTTCGCTTAAAGCCTTGCCACTAGCTAGCTGTCTTGCTCTAGCCCAACCTGTAGCAGTCATGCCTTTTACTTCATCGCCTTTTTCGTCTTTCCATTTTAAGACTTGCTGTGCGTTACCCTTAGCTGATTTAGGAGGTGTTAGATTTATTTCTGACATTTGTTTTTCCTTTATTCAATTACAGGTATTGCAACGCATCGGCAGTTAAAATCTTCGCCAGGATGATTCCTGTTGCCGTTATCGTCTGTTACAGGTGGCTCGTTCCAGCTAAAGATTTGCCCGTTTAAATGAGCATGTCTATCTCTAGTTCTAGAATCTTTTGTTGCAGACCAACGGTATTTAGCAATGCCAACTTGCTCGTATCTTTGCTGTTTGTACTTAGATAAAAGCAGGCTAGTTTCTTGCCTAGCTAAAAATTTAGCTTTTTTCTGGGTTGTTTGGTACTGCTGAGTGATTATACTTTCTAAAGTACTAGCCCTATACCCATTAAAAGTATTATCCCATACTTTTTTACGCATGTCAACAATTTGTTCATCTATGAATGTTCTAACGTATAAGTCCGTGTTTTCTGTGTAATCTCTTGTTAAATAGCTTATAGCCTCTTTGTTTAAGTCCGGGGCTACTGTAACGCTTTTGATTGTGTCTTGAAATTCTTTGTCCATAATCTTTACGGCATCGTCGTAAGTTTCTGCTAACTCGGCTTGTAGCTGTGCCTCTTCTATTCTTTGATTAATAACGTCAGCATCTAGCTTTTCCATGATTTCATCGTGCATCATTTTGAACTGATGCTTTGCGCTTACTATTGAAATTTGTACTTGTGATGGTAAGTTGTTATATAGAATGTACCAAGCTTTGCGACTTCTGCTGTACTTTGCGCCAGACTCTTTTAACTGCTTGCTGATTTGTGCGTTAAACTTTCCCTCAAATCTATCTTTGATATATTGAACTTGTCCTGATTGAATTGCGTTCTCTAAAGCGGTGTATTTTGCGTTCTTTTTAATTCTTCGGTTATACTTTGCCATGATTTCTTCTATTGGTTTAAGCATAGCTTTTACCATCTCATCGTATAGCTTTTGCTCGATGTTTTTATAGAACTTTTCTTCGTGTCTGATTGGCTTTAGTTGTTTCATGCTGTTTCCTAAATCATTATATTCTTTTATGCTATCATAAAAAATAAAACTTTACAATAGAAAAAAGCCCGCTATCTACAGGCTCTTCGTTATTGTGCTATCTAGGCGCTCCGGTCATTTTCAAAAACTCGAAGTGCAACTCCTCACTTAAAAGCAAGACTTCGCGCTGATGATGTTCGACCATGCCATAGTCCACCATTCTATACTATAACGAAGTTTATTTATTTTCTGTTTCATAATAACCTCTGTTTTTTAATCTGTAGTTTAAGCTTATTTTCCATACGTTGTATATCTAATTGCATATCATATAAATCGCCTAGCGTTATTTCAGCAACTGGGTTTTTTATAATAGACTGCATTAGTTTACGTTTTCGTTGGATTGTATCCCGCAGGTGTATCAACGGGATTAAATCGATTATATTAGCCATAACTGACTCCTTAAAAGTAATTTGCCAAGGTATTTAGTGGCGACTATTTTTTAGTCATAATAAGTGCTAGTTTTCCCCGCGCAGTAGCACTAGCAAACTATCACTGCTTTTCGCTTTCGTGAGTGGGTGGATTTTAAAGAGTTTACTCTCTTGTTTTTTATTTGCCCTTGTCTCTCATATATTCGTTATCGTATGTTTCATAAAATAGTTTTTCGTCCTCTCTAAAGTCTATAAATATAAATAGTATTGATATTAAAGCACATACTAGTAATAAAATTTTTTACCTTTATATTTTAATTTTATTAATTCTATACAAAAGCTTTTAAACTTTCCATAAATATCTTGTTGAGAAAAAGGGCAATATACTATTTTATCATTGCATTAATTAATAGATCTTTGTAACCCATCAAAATTTAATTCCTCTATTTTTTTATATTGTTCTGCTATTTCTATTAGTCTTTTTATTGTATTAAAATCATTTTCATTATAGTTTGTATAAATAGTTTGTTTACCATTATTATTACCGTTACTAGATTGAAATAATATAAAGTTTTCCAAATCCCAAAAATCATCTCCGTATTCATTAGGATCATCAAAACTAACATGGATAGCAAATCCTCCCTTTAATTCTTCTACTTCCCCTACATAGTAAGGTAAATTTATTTCTTGTATTTTTTGTTTTAACCATTCTTGTTTTGTTTGTTTAGGTAAGCAGTCATTACAATATAAAACATCATTTACAACCTTAATATTGCTAACTTCTTTACCACATTTAGAACATGGGTTATATGTGTGTATTTGTTTAGTCATCGTCTTGCCCTTTCATTGCTACCAACTCATCAAAAAACTCATAAAACATTTTCCTATAGTTGTCTTGTGTATTATGGTTATTGTTACTGTGCATTATTCTTATATCAATATAATCAAGCCATAACTGAATTGATGCGTGATATTCATTTTTTACAGTTAATATTAAAAAACCTTTGTTAATATTTGACTGTGGTTTATATCCGTATTTTTTACAATGCGAACGCCACAGCCTCCTTATTCTTTCAGTGTTTTTAACTAGCATCGCCTTGCTCTTTCATTAGTTTTTCGTAGAAGTCTAACACAAGTCTATTAGCTCCATCCTCCCAAGGTGCAATATGTAGAGTAAGAATATCACACGTATTATCTTCTACTAGTATATAAGTGTCTGAAATGCACATATGAGTATCTTTAAACTGCAATTTTGTACAATCAGGATTGACTATCGATGCTCCGCAGTAATTAATACAATAGTTATCAAAATTATACCCATACTCCTTGCAATGAGCCTCCCAATCTTTTTTGATTTGCTCTATATTCATTATTCTATCTCCTTACTTAAAATTATCATTTGAAATTATACCAGGGTATGCTCTCTGCTCCCACATCTTCGATAAATACGCTTTTTGCTGGTTAGTAAGCCAGAACTCGCATTGCCATATTAGCCATTGATTAAACATTTTTGATTTTCTCCTCTATTTGTTAACCTATATATAGTGTAAACCTTTTTTTACTAAAAGTAAAGAACTAAATTAAAAAAAGAGCAGTTTTTTTACTGCCCTTGTTTATTATCCAAATCTTTTTAATACTTTAATATATATATCTACTAAAAAACCAGTTGCCTCATCTGTAGCTATTCCTAAAAATTCAGCAGGATTGTTTTTTATGTCTTCCGATCCAATAAATAAACTATTGTATCTTGAAACTATAGAAGTTCCTGCAATAAACCTATTACCACTAGCAAATGGCAGAGTAAATTCACTTGGCGAGCCTAACCCAGCCGTAAGTGAAACTGCAAAGCTATCGTTTAAAGTAGTTGTTGTCAATGAGCCGTCTAATCTGATATCTACCATGTCGCCAACCGCTAGTGTAGAAAAGTCTAACTGGCTGTTTGTGCTATCCCATAAACCACTAACTCCAAGTGGCAGATACGTTTCTTCTTCTGAACCACCTGCTGTTGTTAGTGTTAGCTTAGTAGGTACACCTGCTGGCAATGTAATTGGCGTTGTATCTCCGTTTACATAATTACCCCAACCAATGCGACATGCATCAGCTGGTAGTTCTCCATATCGTCTTAAAATAATTCCCATAATATTACTCCTTATTCATCGTGGGATGATATCAATCCACCTAATAACCTAAACTGGAAATACGCCTGTGAGCTATCCTTTGGAAATACTATTACCTCAAAAGTGTAAGCCCAGCTGGTTGTTGTGCCTGCATCATAACCAATAGCAATTTTATAAGTATGCATATCATCAAAGTTATTACTAGTAAAACCAAGGTTAGTGGTGTAACCTGATTCAGCACCAGATGTACGCATACTTCCATTAAGGTGTGTTATATTACCTGAACTTTGTGTGGTTTCAGTGATATGGTATATCTGTGCTCTAGATGTTGTGCCTACTCCAATCTGGAAGAACTTACCAGAACTTTCAGTATTTCTAGAATATATATCAAATCTAACTGTTGTATCGGGTAAATCAAATCTAATATTTTCAACTGGTGTTGTAACATCTTCATCTTCTGTTGCCACGACTACCATTTTAGACCAGTTAGCATCGAATGCTGGTTTTGCTGTAAATCCCATTATACTTTATCTCCTGTACCATTTAATATATTGATATATCTCCATTCACTACCATCGTAGTAGAACTTGAATATATCGCCCTTATTAACTAAGTTGGCGACGCCTTGGCTATTACTATTAAAGTTAATTCTAGCTCTGTTACTAGCACTAAACTGATCATGACTATCATACACTGTAAAGCTATCTGTAAAGCCATCTGGAACTGTTAGCAAGATATCTCCCGATGTAGTATCAACCATGTAATCAACACCAACCTTAAGAGTAATGTCTGAATTAACCGTCAGTACGCCTTGAATTAAGTCAATATGTGTAGCTGGTAAGTAAATAGCCTTTGTAGTAGGCACATTAGTAGCAGCAGTACCAGCTAATGTAATACCTGAAAACTCTACGTACATTGTCATACCTGCATGCAAGGTTAATGCGTTAGGTAGAGGTAATGTAGCAACACCACTAACAATATCTTCACTCTTAATATCGTAAGTAGCTACAGATATTTTAGCATTTGTATTATCAGTACCTAAGTAAGCATTTACGTTTAGTTTACCAGTTTCTAATGGTGCCACCTTTATACCAGTGATAACACTATTTAATGTAGTTGTGTATGTAACTACACCGTTCTCTAGAGGTTCATGTGCTAATGCACCAATTGAAATCTCCTGTTCCCCATCAAGCATAAATACATGAGGGTTACCTTTTGTACCTGTACTAGAATCAAATGCATAAGCCATGACTAAAGTTTCAGTACCATCAGGTAAGTTTAAGTCTAAAGTATTTACACCATTAGATAAACTCATACCTCCAAGCCATATTGTACTTGGGTCAAAAACAGTTTCTTTAGTTGCTTCTAGCCTATCTGTGTCAGGATTATATTTTATATATTTATCTAACTGGCTACCACCTTTTTTGTTAATTGTTCCCATGGTATTACCTCCTATGAAATAGAACCAAGGTCTTCAACCTCTATGCCAGATGTTATAACCTCACTCAATGTAGCCTGGCTTTCTAAAATTACGATGTAGCTCGGTATTCTTTCGAAAGTTCCTCCGTCGATATTAGAATCTCCCTCTAGCACTCTTAAATCTGACAAATCTGTAGGCTGAGATAGTCCGTTGTATGAATAAATATCAAACGTCCCAGTTTTCGCTGATATATTTGGTGTTAACTGTTCCGAACCAGAAGTTCCTCCTAGCCTTTTAACCTTATAAAGATTGCCTATTGTTATCTGTCTTTTATATGAATCTAAACTCATTTTTTTACCCTTTCGTTTGGGTTTATACATCTACCTTGCATGGCAATAAATCGCCACGGTTTACGTTTTCTTTTGCCTCTTCTGGGCTGATGATACCTAATTCTACTGCCTGTATGATTCTATTCATCTGTGCATTTTTGATGTTTTCTTCCTGCTCTGCTGTTAGCACTCTTAGTGATGGGAACATAACCTCTAAATCATCCGGGATAAAACCGAATAGTTTTTGGCAAACTACTTTTAATGTTTCGCGAACCATGCGTTCTGCTCTTCCTACAACTTCTGACCTTACTTGCATATTGTAATTCTCTATATCGTCTTCGCCTGCGTTAAAGCCTGATGCTGATAAACCGAATAGCTTTGTCATCGGTCTACGTAGGTCTGCTGATACTCCGATGCGTGATTGACCTAGCATATCGCCTAAACCTGTAAAATCTACTTGCTTTTGCTCGTATTCGTCCTCTGTGTCCATAACTAAAGCGTTAAGATGGTTTTTAATCATGTTAGAAAGCTCTACGCGGTTTGTTAGCTTGTCGCCACTACTCTGACCGTTTGTTTGTGCGTTTTTAAGAAGTCCTAATGCTGTGTTAAAGCCTTTGATTTTATAAATATCAATCTTAGCCTCGTCAACTAAATCAAAAATAACGTTGTTGTTTTTTAGATACTGATTTACTGAGCGAACTACTCTTTCAAGCTCTGACATTCCCCATCCCCTCATCTCACGTCTACGCCATGATGGTGCTTTTTTGTTTACGAATTTAATAACACGGCTTTTGTGCAATGGTTGATTGTATAGGATGTATGGAACGTCCGGGGTTGTTAGCTCCTGCTCTGCTTGGTTAAAGTGGTAGTACTGCATGTTAAGCTCCCATAAATCAGCCGCGTAGAAGTCTAATTGCGTTTTATCGTTAATCTGATTTAAGTTTAATGGAGTTTTAGGGTTTTGGTTTGTTTGAATAACTAAGCCACCGCCACCGTACAGTCTACCCCAAATGCAGGTCTCTTGTATCTTATCGTTAACTTCTTCATCTGCCATGTAGTTTTCTAGCATTGTAAGCTGGTCGTCGTCTAGCAGGTCTGTTTTGATTTCGTAACCTTTAGAGAATGCATCAAGCACAGGCTGTTCGATTAAAGCCTGCACGATTCCGTGTTCTATGTATAACTCTGATAAAAGTTGCCTATTCCAAAATAAAAGCTGATACCTGTTGTTTTTCGTGAATGTACCAAGCTTGTTAAGCTGTGGAATGTTGCCTATATTAGTCGCAAATGCCTCTAGTGAGTTATCAATAGGAGTTAGCTGCTTGCTGTTACTATTTTCTTTTTTTACCATGTTGATTAGTTCCTTTTAGTATATACTATAATTAGTGTATCATAAAACATCCAAAATTGAAAAGTCTTTTTTGATATAATCTTGTAATGCATATCTTAACGCATCGATGTGGTGGTCGTAACCTGCCTTATCATCAATAACTGGTAGCACTTTCGGGTTGCCGTCTTCGTCTAGTATGTTTTTATCAACCTTATAGCTGTAATGCTTGAATTCGTTTATAATTCCTTTACATCTCGGGTGGACGTATATCATGTTAAAACCGCGCAAGTATTCGATACCGTCTTTAATTGAGCCGTCCCACTTCTGACTTCCTATAATGTTAAAGCCTTGACGTGACACGTAACTAATTGTTTCAGGTCTTGCGCAATCTGCTACTATTTCCCACTCTCTCGAGCCCTCTATGTTATCGAATAGTTCTGGGATTTCTTCAAATTCCACGCCTGTTCCTGCCACTTCTTGGTCGATGTATAAATTATTATCTCGAATAAAGCAACGCACCATTGTTGTCGGGTCTTTTGCAAATCCCCAGTCCACACCATAGAATAGTCTACTTTGGTATACATCGTTAAGATCTGGAGTTTCGAAATCCAGCTCTTCCCAACATCCGTGGAATATAACTTTTTGGTTCATTCCTGTTGCTATACCTAGATATTGGTTATTGTATAACTCTGGCTTGTTTTTTTTAGCCTCTTCTGCTTTCATTAAAAAACTCTCCCCCAGCCAGTCTTTTGGAACTGTTAGGTATGTGGAGTGGTGTGTATATCTGTAGTGCGGGTCTTCTTCCACTTCTTCGTTTACCCATGCTGTAGATTCCTTTGGCGGGTTGTAACTCATGAAAGTAACAAATGGCTCGTTTGTACCACGCTCTAGTGATTGTTGAACTGACATGATTTCTGCGATGCCGTTAAACTCTGTTATTTCTTCGAACCAAATATATTTAGGATAGCCTACTACGAACTTCATACCTTTTACTTTTTCCGGGTCATCTAGTCCTCTGAATTTAATTTCTTGCCCTGTTGGTAAGTATGTTATTTTCATTGGGCTTACGCTAATCTTGAAATATCTGCCCCAGCCTAGCTCATTAATAGCCCATTGCATTTGGTTATAAACTGTATCACGCAAGTTCTTTTCTGCTTTTCTTAGAATAACCGCGTTTGCTTTTGGGTCGTTTACTATTCCTAGTATTATCTCTAAACTAATAAATGATGATTTTGTTGAACCCCTGCCTCCGCTTAGCCAATACTCAGCATAGCCATTATTCTTTAATAGCTTGTGTGCCTCGTGAAAGTGTGGCGCTATTTTTCTAGTTAGTTTAATTCTGTTACTCATTAATCAATATCATCTACTACTACTGGTCTTTCACTGTCATAATGGTCTTGCTCTACCCTTGTAGAAAACTCTGCTTTTTTCTTGCGCTCTAGATACCATTTTGCGGTTTCTTTGTCGTTTTTATTTAGGTGCTCTGCAACCACTGTTCTAGCTTTTAAAACTAATTTATCTTTTAGCATTTCTTTGCGGTCAATAAATTCAGGATTATCTTTTTGGTAAGTATAAAGAGTTTGCTTGCTTATTCCTGCATGAAGACATGCCTCAAGGTCTGAGCAACCCAAAGAAAAAGCTTGTTCTAAGGCTTTTATTGTATCAATTGTCATTACTGTCGGTCTGCCTACTGTATTACTTGACTCTGCCATTTATAAAATCTCCCTTTTAAAATCTTCTATAAACCTCATTTCCCAGCGCCTTACTGTTCTTCTGCAAACTCCCCTCTCTCTTGCTATTTGAGTTTTAGATCTGAATGATAGAACTTCCTTGATTGCTTGGGTTGGGTATCTTTTAGTTTCTGTTGCTAGAATGTATAAAAACTTATCGTTTATCTTGCTATGCTCTTCTACGGTAAAGTTATTGTTTAATACCATTTGCCCTTGGTGTATTACTGCGAATTGGTAATCTGTTTTTATTACGCCTTTCATTCCCTTTGTGCAAAGTCTTTTTGCCAAAGAAAGCAATTCCCCGTCTGTTATATTTTTCATTCTACACCTCCGCTAATACTTCATCTCTGATTTCGTTCCATTGGTAGGTTTTACCGTCACGGATTAATTGGATGTCGTATTTATCTAAGTTGTTATATCTTTTTACGATTACATCTACGTACTTCTCGTCCAGCTCCATTATAAAACTTGTTTTATTAGCCTGTATAGCTCCAAGTAATGTAAACCCAGATCTACCGAATAAATCCAATACTGTATTGCTATCTGAGTGATTACTTAATGCTCTAGTTGCTAATTCAAAAGGCTTTTGTGTTGGGTGCTGATAATTACTGTCTTTTTTAACATTCCACAAGTCTGATTCATTTTTAATATTATCATCTATCTTTGCATTATATAGACAAAATTCATGTTGATGTCTGTATCCATTACCCATTCCAAATACATTTTTAGCCCAAACAATACAACCTTTAAATTCTAGTAAGTTTTGCAATAATCCATAAAAAGACCAATTACACCATATATAATAATGCTTTGGATTTATATATTTAACAACATCTATTACTTTAGAAATAAATTCTTTAAATTCATCATTGCTTAAATCATCATTTTTAATAATATCGTGTTTTCCGCTACGACCATTAAAAGAAACATTATAAGGTGGGTCAGTATTTATAATATCAATTTTATTCCCATTTAAAAGTTTATTAACATCTTCTTTACTAGTACTATCGCCACACATTAAACGATGCTTTCCTAGTACCCAAACATCCCCTCTTTTAGAAAAAGGTTCTTGGTCTTCGTCTGCCTCTGGAACTTCACCTTCTTCTATTTCCTTTTCTAACTCAATTTTCAAGTCGCCAAGCTCTATATCGTCAAATCCTAACAAATCAATATCGAATGATAAATCGCCCAGGTGCTGAATTTCTACTGCTAGCATTTCTTCGTCCCATCCGGCGTTAAGTGCTAGCTTGTTATCTGCGATTACGTATGCTTTTTTTTGCGCGTCTGATAGCCCCTCTATCTTAATGAATGGCACTGTGTTAATACCCATTGCTTTTAAAGCCATAACACGACCGTGTCCGGCGATGATAATGTCGCACTCATCGGTTAGAACTGGGTTAGTAAATCCCCATTCTTTTATTGAACTGATAATTTGTTGAACCTGTTTGTCGCTGTGTGTTCTTGAATTGTTTACGTATGGTACTAGAGTTTCCACTTCCATTATGTGGTCTTGCCCGAATCTTTGCACCATTTGTTGTTTAATTTGGTCTATTGTTAACATCTTTTTATGATCCTCGTAAATTTAACCTATGCTAATATTATAATATATTTTTGAGACAATTACAAATAAAAAACCCCTTTTTTCATCGCGAAAGAGGTTTTTATACAATATTTTAGTTATAATTTATAATAGTATTTTTATAATGGTAAGTAAAGCATTATTTAAATATTTTTAGCTTATTGAAAACTCTGCGTATTACGTAACTTCTTACTAGAGATATTACTGTAAAAACTACGGCTATTACGATGCTATCTTCCGGGGTTACGTTATAACCAAACATTGGCAGAACTATTAAGTTTGAAATTGTTGCAACTGTAAAACCGATTAGAATGTTTGTTATACTTTCCAGTAGGCTATCTAATTTACTTTGCATTATTTACCATCCTTTGCCGCATTTTGAGCAAAAGGAGCACAGTCTTCTATAAAACTTTCAGGAAGTCTAACCTCGTATATAAGCTGGGTTACTCCATTTTTTCCTGTTATTAACTCTTTTTTACTGTTCGTATAAGCTTTAAGCACTAAACTGTGCAATAAAAGCTCCATCTTTTCTTTTTCTTTATCTTTAAATAGGTTTTTAATGAATCGTAGCATTTTCTTTCTCCTTTTTTGCATATTCGGCATGGGTTATTTTAATAAACATTTTAAATCCGTGGTGTTGGAAGTTATGTTCTACTTTGTAATCCTCTGTTGTTGTTTTAAAATGCTCTTCTACATCTTGCATTATGATTAGCATTGCTTGTTCGTATGTCATTTTATCCCCTTTACATCCAACTCTGTATTTTATAACCACACTCCAATGGATTAGCATCTAAACTATTATTTTGCAACAGCTTAAATTGTCCATTAGAGAATACTGCAGGCGTTGTTATGCTATCCATAATACAGCCAAGACCTTTTTCTTTGTAATCAAAGCCATTATTTCTAATTAATAATAAAATTACATGTTGTCCGTCTTGTGGGAGTTCGTTAAACTGTATCGCTAACTTTGCCATTATCTAACCCTCTATTTTAGTTTTTATTTCTATTTTTCTAACACCTAACAGCTCATTTAAAGTTTTAATACTTTTAGATGCCGTTACGTGCAAATCCATCATCTCCATCAGCTTTCTGTCAGTTTCTATTTGTTTAAGGATATTATTTGCCAGAATTTCTTCTAGCTTTTCTACTCTTTTTTCTAGACTGCTAATAGATATTTCTAATCTATCCATTGCTATTTTTCCTTTCTTTATGCCCCTGTTATTTATCCTGCCGGGGCTTGCAGTTTTTGTTTAGAGGGAATTAAAACCAACTAACGCCGAACCATATAAAAGTTCCGTGGATTACTCCAAGCGGTGCTAATAAAACATGTAGCACTATCATTGCTAGCCACTCTGTGTTAGATAAACAGTAGATTAAACTTGTTAAATACGAAGTTACAATCCAAAAAATCATTAAAATATGCACTTTATTTTCTTTCTTATTTATTTAGTTTATAGATACCTTTGCGACCTTTAACAGAAGTAAAAAAAGGTTTTTTAAGTAAGGACATATTATAAAGCTTTGCATTTAGCTGATCTTTAGTCTTTTTATCTTTAAATCTTCTATAATATCCGACTGTTACCTCATCTAAACTTAAATCCCTATTTGCTATCTCAAATAATTCTATTAACCTTTTACCTATTTTATCAGAATTTAAATCTTTTAATATGTATTCAGGTAGGTCATCTTTGTTTTCTAAATCAAATATATTCATTTTTTAGCTTCTCTCCTTAGAATGGGATATCGTCGTCGAAGTCTGGCTCTTCTGACTCTACTTGGTTGCTCTGTGAATCTTCTACTCCGGACTTACCTAGCATAACCATTTGTCCGCCGAAAGGTTGGACTGCGATTTCTGTTGTGTACCTTTCTACACCCTCTTTATCTGTCCATTGACGGGTTTGAAGTTTACCCTCAAAGTATAGCTTATCTCCTTTTTTGCAATATTTTTCGATAACTTCCGCAAGCTTTCCGAACACCACCACGCGATGCCATTCTGTTTTATCTTGACGTCCGCCGTCTTTTGAGTTCCAGCTCTCGGTTGTTGCGATTGTTAAGTTTGCGATTGCTTTGTTGTCGTTTGTGTATCTGATTTCGGGGTCTTTCCCAAGATTACCAATTAATTGTACTTTATTTAGTGAACTAGCCATTTTTCTTTTGCTCCTGTAAATATTTTAAAATTGTGATTTTTCGCACCAGCCTTTGCTCGCAAATACTTATCTCGTGCCTTTTACCCATATCTCTAAAAGTTTCGATTTCTGCTATTGTGCTTTCTATCTCTTCGCTTAGAGTTTCTATATATTTTTGATGGTTCATAGTTTTACCTTTCTTTTATGTTAACCTTTCTTTTATTGTACTACTATTTTTTATAAAAGTAAAGTATTTTTATAAAAAAGTTAGCTATTTCTTATATACATTAGCTGGCGGGCATCTTTACCTTCAGGAGTGTCTATTAATTCATAATTTTTTTGAAGATTGTCGATTGTGGTGGTTTGTGGTTTGTAATCTGGCGTTAGGCATTGATAGTGTCGTATTGCCTTACATTCGTAAGAATTGCCGCATATTCCTGGTTTATCGCTGTATATCTCGAACATTACAAACAATTTGCTTTTTGTCGTTTTGCTTTGGTATAATTTTACTTTACACATGGTCTTACCCTTTCGCTTTGTTTATCTTACTTTATTATAGATAAAAGCAAAAGTGAGTTTATGACACGTAGCTGTATAGCTCTTCTTCTTTCTGCGGGCTGTTAATTAAAAAGTATTTAAAGCCTCGGCTCTCTATTTCTTTTTGGAATTCTACCTGATCCGGGGTTTGTTTGGTTTTGCCGATTATATTACCAGTTTTTCCAATACCCCACTTTTTAATCTCTACGAATATAACCTCTTTTTTAGATATTACAATTAAATCGCTTTGACCTTTGGTTAAGCCTTGACTTTGTATGTAACTAATAAATCCCATTCTCGCTTTTTGATTTCTGCCCATGAACATTAGCGCTATTGTTACATCGCTGCAGATTGTTATGCAGTTCTTTATCCTTAGCATTTTTACTATTCTTTGCTGTATCTTATGCTCGCTTACTGTTAGCACTACCTGCTTTGGAGTGACACTTTTTCTTTTAATTGCTGTGCTGTTTATATTCATGTTAATCTCTTTTTTTGCGTTATTGTCCTATTATAGCATATTTTATGTTGACATGCCACCATTTGCCTGATAGTATAAAAGTATTCTAAAAAATCAATAACTAGGGATTTATCTCCTATCTGTTGCTTTTCTAGATGTTAACCTAAGGGCAGGGCTTGACCATTCGGGCTTTGCTCTTCTTTTTTATTTCATATCTTAATTATTGCCCTATTTTATGCTTGAATCATGCAATATAAACCATTTCTTCGACTATATACACGTTTTTATGCAAAAATAATGCATAAGTCGGTTTTTGAAATAGTCAGTTTTTTATTTCCACCCGGCTCTATAAGGCTACAAGGTTAACAAATAGAAAGAGTTTAAATATGTACACACTAACAATCATCGCTACTTTATTAATTATTGATAGACTATTTTTTTCTGAAAAGGTCTTGAATTATAAAAAATAGTTATTATATTAAAATTGTAATAAAAATCTCCAAAGAGCGCCTACCTTAATCGGGGGCGACTTTTTTATTGACAGCTTATTAAAACTAGTATAGCATATTTATATGGGCTAGTTACCTCCTATTTTTATACAACACAATTACTATAGCTAGCCCTACCCCTTACCTTCTTTTAGCGGGTTTTTATTTTTTTTAGTTGACTTTAAGTAAAACTAATGGTATACTTTTAGCATCTTATAAAAATAAGGAGTAAGTTAAATGCAAGTAAATCAAGAAAAAACAATCAACCGTCTACATAACAGACATTATGCAAAAATAATAGACAAACTGGAGCAGGTTAATGCACCGGCAATTATTATTGACACGGTAAAACAGCAATTTTCCTTTTATACAAAGGATATCAAAGAGCAAGTATTAAGTAAAAGCAAGGATTATAAATATGAAAAACAAAACGACTATAACTCTCTATAAAGATATTCAACCGCTTGTTAACATGATGACTAATGAGCAGGCTGGCATTCTTTTAAAATCAATATATAGTTACTCATGTGATGATATTATTCCAGAATGTGAAGATGTTATTGTTTCAAATACTTTTAAATTCATAAAAGAGAAGATGGATGACCTAGATGCCAAATATAAGCAAAAGTCTGAGAAAAACAGGGCTAACGCTAATAAACGATGGGCTGACAATGCAACTAAAAGTAATAGTGATAATGCGACCGCATTTTCTGGCGATGCGAACGCATGCGAACCGATGCCTACTGATACTAATACTGATACTGATGCTGATACTGATTTATTATCTAGCGATAATAAAGTATCTACAAAAAAACCAAGTGTTGATGAAATGAATTTTGCTTTTTCTAAATTCTGGGAGAACTATGGAAATAAAAAAGGGCGCGGTCATGCATTAAAGGCTTTTAATAAATTATCTGTTCATGATATCCAAAAAGTTTTAGACGTGGTTCAAAGTCCTGAATTTCAAAACCATCAAAAATCACTAATCAAAAAAAATGGAGACTTTAGAAAGCATCCGTCTACTTGGCTTAATGCCGAAGGGTGGAAAGATGAGCTTTCTATTCAAAACAAGCAAGCCCCAGCAATAACCATATTTCAAGATAACGAAGAACCATTTTAAGGAGTATAAAAAATGTTAGATAAAAAAATCGTTTTTAACGGAATAGAAATGCTTTGTATTAATTTCAGCATAGATAAGACCAAGAAGGAGATAAAAACGTTTTGTCGTTCTATTTATCCTATTCTGGAGAGTGAAAGCGTAACCAATGAAGAGTTCGGGAATGCTATTGTTGCTTTTATGAAGAAAACAAAGGGTTCTAATTTCAATAAAATACCAAGCGTAGGGGATTTCTTAGCAATAATTGGCAAAGCACCTAAAGACCCGGAGCAATTGGCTCAGGAACAGGCGATGCTTGTTTGGGAGGGTGGCTATACTTATGCTGATAAAGTTATTTTCGATAATCCAACAACTAATTACATTATTGAGCATTCTTTTGGTGGTCTGTCTAATTTCCGTTGGAAGTACCTTAATTCTCAAAATGAAAATATAATCGGCGACAACTGGGGAAGAAAAGAGTTTGTTTCGGCTTGGGTTACTGCTTACAAGGTTGGTAAAGAGAAAAAAAGCCCTTTGTGTAGTGATGCTAGCAGAATTGACAGCAAAATAAAAGTTATTGGCAATCCTGAAAAGGTTGTTTTAATGCTGGAGAATAAGCCTGAAAATAATAAAACAAATGAATCAGTTAAACTTTTAAGTGAAAAAATGAAAATATAACTTGACTTTAGGTAAAGCATGAATTAAGCTAATATATAGGTTAACAAATAGAAAGGTAAATAAAATGAAAAAATATAAACTAAGAGAAGACTTAACAATAGATATTTTTGGTAAAAAATTATTTAAAATTGAAGCTTTAATTGATATTGAAAAATATAATATTAAGAAAGGTGATTTAGGTGGCTATATTGAGAGTGAGAAAAATTTAGAAATATCTGGCGACGCTTGGGTATCTGGCGACGCTAGGGTATCTGG